CGCAAGAGTACAAGTATCCGTTGCCGTATCTATTGCGGTTATGGTGTCGCGGGATAGTTCTGAGTTCAGAACGTCGCCAAAGTTTGTGAAGTTAAGGTTCGGCATGACTACTCCCCACAATTAAAGTCGGCGGCCTCTACAGCTCAAAGCTGAAACCATACAGCCCCATGGTTAGAAAGATTGTAGGTCATATTTCATAACCCCCCGTTTTTATGAGGAAGTAGTGGTCACGACATACGATACACTAAGCACATCGTCATTAATTACCGCCCTCGATGTCGTAAATTTCTTCGCACACATCAAATATCCGGTAGTAGCTGTTTTTGCTTTTTCCGTGGACAGAAATGCGCCGTAAATGGTAATCGGGGCCGCTATTGTAAATTGTGCCGGACTTGCGGCATTTGTGCATCCTGCGCTTGCAGAAGCGGCAATCGTATAACTTGGCTTATCGGTCAGCGGAAGGTCATAATCCGCGTCCTGGCACTCGCCGTAGGTTCCTGCTGCGCCGAGGCATGTTGCCGCCGTATCACCAGCGGCAGGCGTCACATTGAGCTTGAATATCCCAGCATAGAAAATGGCCGAACCCGCCTTGCTTGTCGTGCCGAAAATGATGTCAAGAAGGTAATTCCGGCCAACCGTTGTAAAGATGTTGCTGCCTTCCTGTGTGTGAATCAACTTGCCATCACGATAATGGTCGCAAATAACATGACCGTGGAAGGCAAGATCCGACTCTTCGAGATGCCTTGCCGCATAAGCAAAGTCTCGATCGTCCCTGAACTGGTCAACAATCGGATTTCTTTTCATGATAATTCTCCTTTAGTTTTAAATAGTTAAATTTCCACTCCGCCCCTTGTTACCGTACAACTCACTTCATCAGAAAATGCCGCCCGACTGCTCATCTCCTTATTTGACTTCTCATGGATGTCAATCTTCCCGCTCCGGATAGCAGCATAGGTGTCTGCATCCCTGAACCCCGCTCCGCTTGCGATGGACCCTGTTTTAAAACTTGTAAGAAACTGAATAACGCCTTCAAGGTTGCGGTAAAGAGATGCGCCCCTGTCTGGAATGCTCATTTTTATCTTGTTCTTAGATATATTAAATAAATGTCCGGACGGAGCGCCTACTACAACGCCTTCCGTTGTCAGCCACACCGGAACATCGGTAAAGTCCTTTTCAGGCGTTCCTAATGTCCAACCCAGTTCCGGCATCTGGTTACAATAAGCCAACGTGCCTCTTACTGAACCCGCGCCGGCGTCCTGAACAGCCATTTGTTCCGGGATCGTGCCCGCCAGAAACCTTGTCCTGTGTTTCATGCCGATAAACAATCCTGTGGGAGCTTTTGCTATCATCGTTATTTCGTCTTCAAAAGGATATTTGTTCGACGACAACTTGAACCATCCTAAATGAAATGGCTCACTGTAATAGACGCTTTTATCGCATGATCCCCATATCCTCCCAAAAGCGTAACATAGGTTTTCCATGTAAGGCGGCGGGCTACACAAAAAGGACGGCAGAGGCTCTATTCCAGGAATATCAACAACAGTATCCACCGCGCCAACAAGGTAAAACATGTATTCGTCGGCTTCAGAAGCCCAGACCAAAACCCCCGAAGGCCGGTTCAATATCTGAATCCCGCCCGTTGCCGTCAGGATTATGTCGGATATAGTCCCGTTCCCGGAAAGTTCGCCGTTGGCCACGTTGGTCATGCAGATATGGTAGGTGCCAGGAGTCAGACTACCATCCGTTGACGAGAGGAGCATAGGGCCATTGGGGAGCGCAATACCCCACGAAGAAACTGTGTCATTCAAAGGATCAAAAATTCCCTGGGAGTATTGGTTGCTGAAAAACACTTTTTCTTCTGCATCTACGAAACTGACCGGCGACCGCGGACCCGCGATAGTTCCAACGGAAGTAGCAACTCCGTTCCGAATACGATAAAGTACGTTTTCGGCAACACATAACATGCAGGTATTACCGCTCCACAAACTGTGGGCGTTCGGCAAAGTGATAAACAGCGTTTTTCCGGCGCGGATAGTCAAAGACCCGTCGGCGTTAACATCCAAATTTAATATGACTTTCGGCTCTACAATCCCTTTCCTTGAATAAAACCGCTCAGAGACATTATTCGCTCCCGAAAATCCTGAAAAATTAAGCTCACTCATCACGCTATCCCTTGACATTTTCTCATGAAGCTGATAGTGTGTTTCCCATGCCACGACAGAATTTTATCGATCTTACCGGCCAAACTTTTGGCGGGGAAAGTGCGACTCTTTCCCAATGGTCGGATACTCTCGGAATGAAAAGGAGCATGTTGTATGCCCGCATTGTTAGGCGTGGTTGGCCTATTGAAAAAGCATTTAGTGAACCCATCCAATATCATAGAAAATCCTCTCAATCACAGATCCCGGCATCTGTGGCGTCGGACCCGCTGGCGTAATACTCCGGCGAAGCGTCTATGCCGATAAAATCACACAAAGCAACCATCGCCTCCATAAATTTAGTTGTATGATAGGTCGTAGCTATGCCCTTGTTATCCTGCCCATCTTCTATTTTTTCTCCAAAGATGCTTGCCAGCACCTTGTGCTTCAAGATGTCCTCGGCTAAATGACTTGGTAGCCCCTCGGGCTCATCGCCGTCGAGCGACAACACCGCAGGGCGGCGGTAGAAATGGAGTCCGAGCGTTTCTGCCGCAGACGGTATGCCTTGATAGTACAGACGCAGACCCTTTACTACGACGGAATAGACCGATCCCGTTTCTGCCAGCCTCTTGTCCGATGTGTTTTTCAGGAACAGCGCGAACGCCTGATAGTTTCCACCGCTCGGTGGCTCAATCTTATTCCCGGAACTATCCAGAACAAGAATGACATTGCGCTGAAAATCGGCGGGGAGGGACGCGTAAGCTGCTGTCGTTGTCACAATCGTGTCGTAATCCAGAAGGTCAGGAAGTACGGGTGAAATTATTCCATTCGGCATCCGGACCCCCGCAGCCACGATTTGCAATGCGCTGTTGATCCGGCTGATGATCTTTTCTTCCGTATAGGCCCCGTCCTGCAGGATGTCCTGAATGGCAGTAACCAGTTCTGTCAGGGTTGCCATGACCATCCTCTTCACAAAGGAGTCCCTTGCGTGCCAGAATAGACACGCAAGGGGGTTAAAGGGTTAGAAAGGAGGAAAAAGATTGTTAGCTCTCACTCGCTTTCTGCTGGATATAAGCGGAATCATCGTATTCCAGATCAACGACCGCAACTCCAGCAGCGCTATCGGCAACGAGTTTGATAACGTGGTCTGTTGCTGTAGCTGAACCCGGGTCAAAAATGAGTCCCTTATTTGTGACATCGGGAACTCCGGTTTCAACCACAAGACCAGCAGTATCAACCGCTGTCAATGTGTTTACAGCAGTTGTAGCTCTTGACGCGATAATAGTGTCACCCGGCTCAACCACATTTGTCTGATAAACCGCTCTCATCCCTTTCAAAGTTCCTCTCGATGGAACGGGGATATACATGATTCCATCACTGGGAAGAATAACAAGTATATGTTTCATAGTCTTTTCTCCTTATTTTTGGGGAGCCATCATAGAGACCGGCCCCGGTTTAAAGTTTTTTGGTTATGCTGCTGGAACAATAAAAGCCGTTACGTCAATCCCGCCCGTTCCGTCGCCTACGGCGGCAGTCAGCGTGACGATCAGGTTCTTTTTTGCCGTAAGACTTCCGGCAAAAGTAAATGTCGTCCCCTCCGCCGCGTTCGTAAATATAGTAGTTGCCGCAAATTTTGCGTCTGATCCGGCTTCGCCTATTTTAATAGTCGGTTGGGTGCCGGTGCCAGTTGCAAAATCCTCTGTAACCTTACAGACAATAAGAACTTTTTTAGCGATAACCGTTCCCACGGCAAGTGTGTTAATCCCCGAATCAGTCTTCACATATGAACCAGCCACGCCTGTAGGTCGAACATCGGAAATTGGACGGGAAGCCTTATTCCCACCTACCGATAAAATTCTTTCACTCATAATAATCTCCTTTCGTTGGCCTCAAAGTACGCCAAGCTCGCTATGGTATTTGTTAAATTACGTTCGGCCTTGCAAAATCTCCAAACAACTCTACCGCTTTTTTGTTGTATACACGGGCGGCGGCCTCCGGGGTGGAAAAACTTCCAATGTATTGGTGGCAATAATTTTCCGTGATATACCCCTGAAAGTGTCCGCGTTTCGCGTTGTAGTAAACTCCCTTATAGTTAGTATCTCGTATGATTCGTCATCAACCAGAGCACCTTCCCTTGCGTCAACTTTATCTCTTTCATATCCACCTCCTTGATATTTCCTCATGTTACTTCGGGGGAATCGGTGAGGTATCCGACTTTCAGGCTTAAGTCCCTACCCCCGAAGATCAAAATTATACCGGTTCCGAAAGGTTGGAATGTTTTACCATCATCTTGCGATTCGAACAATAGAGGTTCCCGCGCCATCTTGAATTGGCTGATATGACATCCGGTTGGCCAAGGACTGTCTTGTCCACCCAGACCGGCTTGGTGAAGTTGTAGTCCTTATGGCTCCTGAGGGTGAGGAAATTCAGGTTAAGCGCGTACAAATCACCGGCAGCAATACCTCCATCTGATACCATCGGGGCGCCTTTGTGTTGGATGTTTTCCCAACCAGCCTCGATCATCTTTGTATCCTGATACCGCTGTTGAGGATGCAAAGACCGCTCAAATCCATCTTTTAAAGTGGGTGTGGTAACGATGAAATCTGGAAGCATGCCCTTAAAATCGCCCATGTCAGGAGCCCTGAACACCTTCTGCATAACCTCAAAGCAAATCTCTTCCGCCGTTGTAATGACATTTGCTTTCCAATCAGCCATCTGGTCTGTGGAAATACAGCCATATTCCGTAGAGGTGGCGGTATTGAAGAGATCCCCAAGTCCGTTAATGCGGCTTGCATCTGCGGCAGCCGCAATCACATCAGCCGCCATCCGCACACGTACAGACTTAATAATTGACTGCATATATACCTTGGTCAGGTCGATAATTGCTTCATCACCGGTATTCTGGGTGAGATCATCGAGGTTCAGGGTGTTGCTTCCATAGATGCCAGCCCATCCAAACCTGGCAGCATCGATAATATTTACCTTAGATTGATTGATAACGGTGTCGGCTGCATACCCGCCGGAGTTGCTATTTGCATACTCCAGGGGGACTTTCACCATAAGCCCACCGTCAACGATTTCGTGGGGTTTTACTTCCCAGTTGTCCCTTACAAGGGCATTGCCCATTAACTTCCAGAGCAAGGCCGATGCTTTATTTAGAATATCTACCGGCTCAGTATTAAGCCAGTAATATTCTGTAGTTGCATTCAGTTGATTTATTAAGCTCATAATTCATTCTCCTTTTATAGGCAAGGAGTCATTCGCCTCTAACCGCTCGTAACGCTGCGGCCATCCCAGCATCTAAGTCCTTGCCGGTTGCTTTTGATTGTTTAATTTGTTGTTGTCCGGGGCTTTGACCCTTGACAATAACTTTTCCTGTTTCGTCCGTTCCTTTGGCAAGTTCCAATCGCTTCTTATATTCTGCATTTTCATCCATCAGGCGTTTTGCCTCCACAGCAATATCATTACGCTGGATTTCATAGAATGCCGAGAACTGATCATGCATCCCAGTCCTATCATTGGCAATAAGTTCATTGAGCCTTGCCTGCATTTCCGGGGTGGCAAACGTAGGATTCTCATCATAGAATTTTTGCTTGGCAGATCTCACATCTCGCTCGCCCAATTCCTTTCTCATCAATTCGCTGGCTGCACTCAGCGTTTTCTCATGCTGTTCTGCCGCAACCAACCTATTTGATCTGGCAACTAAAGAAGCAAGGGTTTTTTGGTAATTATCGGATAGGGGATCGAGTTCCTGGATTTGCTTTTCCACGACTGCGGTCTCCGCAGCATAATCAACTGGTTTACCTCCCGACGTTTCTTGCCGTTGCTCTCGCTGTTGCTCTCTGGTGAGGGTTTCTTTCAATGCCGTTGCAAGCGTTCCTGCCTGACTGCGTAGATAGCCAAGCTCTCTGCCCTGTTCGCCAAGTTTCTTTTCGAGATTGGTTCGCTGGTCTGTTTCTTGTAGATATGCTGCTGCCAACTCTTCAGGTGTCTTGAAACTTGTTCCGGCAATCCCCTGTTCCGCATCTGTTCCTACGTTTGTCTCTAAATTTTCTACCATTTTCTTTTCTCCTTCTCGGAACCAGTTGGATTTTCGAGCTGCCCTTGCGGACTCGATTGCTGGTCTCCCCGATTTGGTATAAAACAAAAAAGCCCGAATCTACGGACACGTCAATGACGTGCTATCCGCAAATCCGGGCTTCAATTTAACCTTTATGAGGTAATATCTGTAACCGTTATGTCAGTGTTATATTGTGTTCTACCAAAATGTCAAGAACTACTTCACGTATCTTTTTTTAAAATCCTCTCCTTAGTGTTGCTAATCAAGAAAACATCGCCAACCCCGCCTTGTGACATATCTATTTCCAGCAATATGTTGTATTTACCAGTTCTTTTCTCAGAAATCAAGGAATTTATTTTCTTCCTGATGGCAGACAGAATATTATTTAACTTGTCATCATTCCCTGGCATAGTCAACCCACGCACTCTAAGTTATGATCCTTTAAATATTTCTTATATTCCTCTCTTGTCTCAATGGGCCGCTCATAATCTGGTTGCAATACCTTAATAGCCGACGGTAGCCACGAAACATTGTCATCAGTCAAAACTGCTCCACGGCTCAGGATTTTCTTTGCCATCTTGCCGCAGGCGCATTTAATCTGATCCGGACATTCTGATACTCTAAACATCCGTTCCGTTATTCGTCGGCATCGCTTGCATTTCCACTCGTAGATCGGGATAATTACACTCCTTGTAGTGCGCTAGGCCCAAGCGCTGCCGCACGCTGCGTTCCTGTTGCGGCGCTTTTTGGCGCGGACACTGTGTTTGTTGATTCCGTTCTTACCGTCCTGCCCTGATTAGTAGTCTGCAACGAGGATTGCATCACAAACTGTTTAATCTGCATGGCGCTTTCTTCCGGCAAACCGGCATCAATTAGAATCTGAAGCGCTTGGTCGGTCTGAGACTCCGCAGTACGTTCTAATTCCTGGAGGAAGCCGGGCCAGTTCAAGGCTTCCAGAAGACCTTTTTGACTGATTGCCTTTACCTGATATAGCCATTTTGCCATTTCTTGTAATTGCAAGCTCGTTCTCGGTGTAGTTGATCCAGATTCCACAACAAAATTGAATTTCCTTCCAGCATAATTTACGCCCACAAATGGCTTAGCCTCATCCGCAACATCGACAAATTCCTCGGTAACTCCATGGTTTTGCCATAATCCTATCGCCCATCTGCTGCGGTTTTCGACGAGAAAGTCGATAGAGCTGGTTTTTGTCTGCATCAAGACTTGATTGCGTTCTTGTAAAGCAATAATCGCTGCCGCTGCCGTAATTCTCGGCGGCACTACTCCCCTGTCGGCATCCTCTATCTGATAAGTGCGGTCGAAGAACCTGATGAGTAAATTAAGCACTTCAAAAAACGTTGCTGGAAGATTAGGAATTTGCATGAACTCAATTCTGGCATTTGGTATGGACGGCATTAATATCAGCCTGCCTCCTTTCTGGATTGAACTTTCGACCATTTCCGGGGTAATACCGCAACCTTTCTGTATAATTAAAGGGGGGACTATTACATTAAGAACATAGGCTACCAATTTCCGAATAATCTGATTGATTATACCTAAAAGGTCTCCTACCTGTTCAGCCGCAGCGAATCCCCATAATGATACCCCGTCCTTATAAGAATTGGCATAATAGCAGGGCAGCTTCCCCCATGGGTAGGTATTTCCCGCTATATCATCCGGGGCAGCAGGATTGATGTTGGGGTTAGCGCAATCATCCAGGACTACATACCCATTTTTATTATGAGGATCTTTAGATTTGGTAACAGTTATCTTTCGCACCCCATCACGATAAACGGGAACAGTTCTTTTTATTTCCTTGATTAACAGATTCCCTGTGTCGTCTATAACCGGTTCTCCGGTCATCTCATTGAGGACGGGCTCAGTTGTTGTTTCTGTTGTCGTTCGATTATCCCTTATCCAAACTTCAATTACTAAACAACGCTCAATTTTCTTGTCTGAAATTGCCTTGCCCGAGACTATTGTCATGGGATCTGCATAGTTCCCGATTGACTGTCTGGACACCTGGTTTTTATATTCTTCTCTTACACTGCCAAGCAGATCGTAGGCTTCATCGGGCGCAATGTCCTTAACATTGTAGAAATTTTCCATTTCGGAAACAAACTCAATATATGCGTAACAGAGATAGGGGGTTTTCGTTGTAAGTTCACTACTACTCCAATTGCCTGGCGCAGGGAAAAAAGCAAATGGATCTATAACTGCGATTGCAGGGGATCTTGCCGTCTTATTCCAGGAAGGTTTTTCAATCGTAATCCCATACAATTCCATTTCCCTGGCAGACTCTTTGGTCAAATTCTGTTGATCGGTATCCTTCCACCACTTCTTGAGTTGCATGGATAAGACATTCTCGGCATCATCATGGATGCCATCCATATCCACAACTTCCCCTGTCGGCACCCGGGCCGTAATATTCGATATAGTGCGTTCGACGTTCGCAAAATAGAGATTAATAACCTTGTTCAGGTTTACATCTGTCCTCTGACGGTTTTGTTTGCCACGGTAAAGCGCATAATTTGAAAGGAAATCCTGATTCTTCCCCAGACGTTCTTTTTCAGCGCGTGCAATCTCAAACAAACTGTATGCAAACTCAGCAACGTCTGGATGATCTTTAGCAGGGATCGAATGCAATCCCCAATCTGATTTTAGCATTTTTCTGATACTCCTTTAATCAAAAAAGGGGCTTTTCTGCTCAGATATTCTTTTTCTGGCATGATTAACCGCTTTATCTATGATATTGTTCCACAAAACCGGATCTATCTTACGCAGTCTTTCTGGTGAAGAATTGAGAAGATAATCCACTTCCTTTTCATTAAGGGTTGGCACTATAGTTGGTATTAATGTCTTTTTACCATCGAAATCAACCGTGACAGATAATTCTGTTGAAATTTTGCCGTCAGATCGTTTCAGTGGTCCCATCCATCCCTTGCCTTTTGGCGTTCCATCCTCTCTAAACCCATACGGCTTATTGATTTTATCTAATACTTCCTGCATTCCCTGATTTAATTCTGCCTCTGATCTTGGCATCTTTACCCCCTTAATTTCCCTTAACCAACGTAAGCATTGACTTCTCTTTTTCTTCTACTTCTGGCCGCAGCGACATCCTTTTTCCACACCCAATACAAACGAATCCAATATGTGACATTATCGTTTCATATTTACCAGACGGGCTATATAGGGATGGAATCTCTTTTAGGGCTAAAGCATGAGTAAAAATCTTCCCGCCGCATTCACAAGTCCTATCACGTAAATTATCTATATTTCTGCTGATATCCACTTTTATCTCCTTCTTCTCTTAGCCAGATCGCCGCTCTTGTTCCCTAACTTCCTGTTTGGTTGTGTCTCCCGCTCTCTTATGCACTGCCATATGAACACGCAATCCCTGAGGACTTTTAGCCTCTCTGCCACAGACTTCACAAATATAACGCTTATCGACAGTCATTTCTATCTGATCCTCAACACCCAGAGCCTCTTGCATGGTTGGTTCGGGTTCCGGGCGCGGCGCCAACACATTCAATCTTCCGCTCGGCGCCAACTGAGCCAAGCACTGAGGGCAATCCATCTCAGCACATTTTGTTCCCGCAGTTCCCGTGCCATTCCTCGTCGGCATTACGCCATTCCCAAAAATAGGCCAGTGATTCCTTCGGTACGGCTGTAAAAGGCGCAACATTGATCCGTTCGGGGTAATCTCCGGGTCGAATTCATCAGTTGTTTCCCAGAAAACCTTTTTACAATTCGGGCAGGAGACTTTGCAACTTTCCATTATTTTAATCTCCCAAAGTTTTTAAAAACTTTTGTGTTCTTGTCAACACATTTTCCTGTGCTTTGCTCTCCTCTTCCGGGAATTCAGCAGCTTCCAGGGCGTCAGGAATGGTGTAAACCTCGCCCTTTGGTATGCCGCCAAAAAAAGATTCGCCAGGCACAGCCATTTTTGACTTGAACACGAGCCAGGCCCCGACGAAAATACCCAGTAAGGCTACCACAACACCACAAACAATCAATATTAATATCTGCCAGATATTAAGTATCATATTTTTCTTCTACCGTAAATACATTAGACTGAGTCGAATCCATCCATTCGCATTGACTCAATAGCGAATGTACCAGCCCCCCTACTGCCACCACCGCCGGGCAATCCCGTTTGAACTCACGCAGTTTATTTCTTAAAATATCGCATCCGCCAAAATAAAACCTCACCTTCCCCGGAACTATAACACTTTGTAATGATCTCACATAATTGTCAAATGCTTTAGGCTCATAAAAATCAATCGGCGGTCTGATTAGGATCGCATTTCGTTCTTTTCCCCCGGCTGTCAGCCGCTCGTTTTTCAACGCCAGAACCGTAGTGAATCTCTCA